TCTGCCTCTAGTTGGGACTATCACGCAGCTTTTCATAGCCAAAGGGTAAGGGGTTTATTGTTTAGTTATTAGGATCTCATAGAGCGTGTCTAATTTTTGCTCAATGCGTACAACCCTGCCTTGTAAATTATGACCACCATTTTGGTCATCTATTAGCTCTGACAGATAATGATTTACTAACCATCTGACTGAGGCAACCAGAGAGCCTACAATTGTTAAAAGTGAGACTAATAAGGCTGCCCAATCATTTGGACTCATTAGCTGTTGATGCCAAAATTTTTATCTGTAGGATCAAAATACCTTGCCAAAGGTGCGACTAAAGCACCGGCAAGAATACTTAACTCTGGGCGTATGTCAGCTACTAATGCCAAGACTGTAGTGACAGTGGCAGCGGCTATGCTGCGTAAGTAAGATTTAACAATTGCTTTTTGTTTGATTGTTAATTTCATTTGAGTCCTAACTCTTTTATTTTGGTTTGCACTTGAGCTTTGTCTAAAGCTATTTCAAAGTGCATTTCATCTTTACGCCTTTTGTAATTGCCACCCCATGACAAACCATATTTGACTATGAGCAATTGTATAGTATTTGATTGTTGTTTTGTAAATGTATTTGACTTGCCAAGAGGGTGTTTCAAAGCGTTCAAATCTATAGCTGTACCGGATGAGTGATTGCTTAAGACTTTATCTGATCCTCTAGTCATCCTAAAGGCGTAACCCCAGTCATCTAATTGCCCTTCATCAATAGGCTCTACCCATCCATGAAAGTCTTGACAAAAGGCAACAAGTATTGGTGCTATATCTTTGGCACATGCAATCTTTAAGGATGTGCCGGGTATAGCAAAAGATTGTATGCCTATAGCTTTGCGGTCTTCACTAGCCGGCCATCCATTAGGGCTTGTTAGCTCAATAATTTTTGCCATCCATGCACATGCTTGTTAGCCAAGTAACAATTTTGCTTCCTCAGATGTAATACCGAGTTTGCTTAAAAGTGCATCTTTAGCTGCTTTTGCCACTATTGCTTGTGCCTCGCGCTTTTTTGCAGCCGCTTCTGTTTGTTTGGTAGCCAATTCAATTTCTGCTTGTTGCTCAGCTGTATAGGTTACTTCTTTGGTTTCACCTGTTACTGCATCATAAATTCTTTCTACATAACTCATTAGTTACCCCCATAAACTATAATTGTTCCAGCATCAAAGTTTCCAACTGATGAGATAATACTAATTGATGATATTACTGATGTGCCTGTGTAATGACCTTTATAAACCCAAGATAAACCACCATTAGCCTGCCAATTATTTATGCCAATAAGATCAACAATTTTAACACCAGATGAATTAGCCCCATCTATTGTGAAGGCACCATTTTGCGCTGCTGCTGCACCTTGAATAGTTCCTAATAATGGGAAGGCGGATGCTGTTGCACTTGCGGCTAACCAAGACCCTGCCAAAATGTTTGGTGTTTGCATATTAAAATTAAGTCCGTTGTAAAAATAGTTTGACCCTGTATCAGCATTAAATCTTATTGTAAAAGCCGAGTCAGCAGATGCACTTGAGGCACCTGTAATGGCAACAAAAAACTTATTATATCCACTCAGGCCGCTAACTGTAATTGTTGCGGCTCCAGTAAGTGCTGTACCTGCGCCATTAAGTGATGCAAAACTTGTAGCACTAGCGGCAGCGCCAGCGCCTTTAATAAATATAGCGGCAGATGCGCTAGTAAAATCTAATGTACCGCTTTCATATTGTGCTAAAGCTAATGATGCGGATGTATTAACTGTGGCTGTGCCAGCTGTAATTGTGCAAACTCCTGCACCTAAATTAGTTATCTGTACTGTGTCACCGGCGGCAAACAATCCGGTATTGACTGTAATTGTTGTAGCACTTGTAGAGGTCATAGATATTGCAGTGCCGGCATCCGCGGCTACTAATGTGTATGAAGCTGTTTTGGCTGATGCAGCACCGCCTAACATTGCGGTTTGTTGCAAAGATGTAAGTTGCGCAGCGGTCAAAACCTGCCCGACTGTAAATGTTTGTTTTGCCATGTATCTCCTAGTAGCTCAAACTGTCTTCATCAATTTTTCCATCTACCGCTGAGTCTAGCAAAAAACCTACGGCAAAGGGTTGAGCACATGAAAATGTTACAAGAAAAGAATTAGGTGTGATCTGATACTGCACCCCTGCTATAACACTGTCACTTACTACATTGCCGGCAGGTAAGGTTTGTGTCACCTCAATGGGGTTGAAAATATCAAGCTCTAAAGCTGCCGTAGTCCTTGCAGGATCATCTTGACTATAGGCATCTACAGTCAGAGAGTTAAGTTGTATATCAACACCTTGCTCTTTGCGTGAGGCAATTATCATTTGTGCCTGATTTAAGGCATCTGCCTCAGTCTGCATAATGCCTGACCTGACCCTGCTATGCTGAAAGTAATCATCAATGCTTGTTAAATCGCTTGCGGTCTGACTGGTCAATGAGGTTGGAGTGACAGTTACTTTGTTAATCATTTGAAAGTCAGATATATCAAACTCAACATTTTGATAGGTTATATCACCTGATAGATTAACATCTGAGAATTTTGTAAGAGCTGCTCCAGAGGCAGTAATAATGTCTGATCTTGACATAAACTTAACAAAGCCTCTTTGATCTACATATAAAGCCCCGGTTTCTGTTTGTTCAATCTCTTGTAAAGCTCCAAGCAAAGATCTTGAATTGCCGCTATCGGCTTGTACTGTAGTAGTAGCTGTTGTAGATATGTCCCTCATACCGCCCGGCCAATCTCCAGAGTCAAGCAAGCTTGTAACTCTTTGCGCTGTAGTCTGTCCGGCGGTGCCACCTGAAACTGTAGTCAAGGTAGTCAGGTTTAGCAGCTGAAAACCATCCACACAATTAAGAGTTACATAGGCAGGGTCAAATCCGCTTGGGCTTTTGTAATTCCACTCTTGTACATAGAAAGACCCTAGGCTGTAGTTAATACTGTTAAAAGATGCAGTCATGCGGATCTTACGCATAGGTTTAATTTTGCCATACAGAGGTGATCCAGTATTAGCAGGATTAAATGTACCTGTCTGATCTACAAATACTATCTTTGCACTGCCGCCTATAAATGAGTCAGATGATCTATTGAAGGCACGCCTGATGTAGCACTGCGTTACAAAGGCTGTTATATCTACAACATCCGCGGCAGCTGTACCCAAAACAGCTGAGTCTAAAACTGTATTTACATCATCAAGGACAAGGCTCGGATCAAAGCTAGCTCCGTTTGAGAAATCTATCTCCGCCTTAAATACTGCCGCCGGCATTATCTACCTAGGTTTGCTAACTGGGTGACTGCACCGGTGCGGTTTAAGTTATACAAAACATCTTGGATGACAGATTGTAATTGACCCTCAGAGATTACAGAGCCGGCAACATTGACTGTGACCTTTGTACCCATGCTACCCATGCGATCTAGTGGGATTACAGCCTCAGCTCCAGCCTCACCAATCATTGCAATTGTTGGACTATTTACAATGCCACCCTCTGCCATAGGGGTAAAACCTAAAGCTAAACCTAATGCGCGGCCAGCTGCACTTGAAGCAAAATTAGGATTATTTTGTGGCAAGATCGGGCTTATGGCTGTATCTGCCGCACCACCAAGAATTTTACCGCCTGCACCAATTTGTCCGGGATCTACACCTAATCCAAAAAGAACTTGTTGCCCAGCTGATAGAGATGCAATTGTTTTTTGTTTTGTTGCAATTGAGTCAAGCAATGCAAGCATTTTGCGTAGCTCATCATTAGCTGCAAACAATCCTTGTAAATACAATAAGACAGCGGTTGTAGTCATGCCCCATTTTTTAGCAAGCATCTCAATTTCTTCGGTAGTGATTTTGCCATCTGCAATCACTTGTAATACATCCAGATATTTTTCGGCCTCATCAACAGCCTCTTTTGTACCCTCTTTTAATTTTATTAAGGTCTTTACGCGTAGCTCATCTTCGGCATTTAGTTTACGGCTGAGTGCAGCTTGTAAGTTGATGCGATCCATATCAAACATAGCCTCAAGCTCTGCCTTTTTCTTGCTTAATGCAGCGCGAGCGCGTTCCTCTTTAGTCAAAGCTTTTGACCTTGCCAATATTTGTGCCTGTATTTTTGCCAGCATTTCTTCGGTAGTGAGTTTTTTCTGCCCAAACTTTTCTTGCAATTCCAAAGCATCAATAGTTAATTGTGATAATCCCAGATAACCTTTTGCTTGTAAATATCTATCGTCTGCAATTTTTTGACCGCGTTTTTCTACCTCTTGCAGTGTTGTACTCTCACCGACCAAAGTTTCTATACCAATTAGTGCAGCATCTATGGCGGCTTGACCCAAACCTTTTGAAAAGAAACCAACATTGATATTGGCTGCCTGTATAGCGGCATTTTCTAGTTTGGCTGAAAAAATGTCAAGATTAGCCGACCCTGTAGCAATAAAACTAGCAGCTGTAATAAAGCCTTGCCCTAGAGTTTCACTAGCTTCTCCGGCTGCAATTCTAAATCTTACAAGCTGTCCTTCAAAAGTTTGAGTAGATGCTTCGGCTGCTCCTGCATACTTGTCAAGATTTATTAACAGCTTTTGGAAGCCCATTGCTTTTGCTTCTGCTGCCGTAAAGCCTAAACCTAAAGATCCAATGCTCTTAAAATTACCTACAGCCGCTTTAGTTATCGCATCTAAAACACTTGAAAGCTCTGCTCCGCTGCCGGCTGAAATGTCAAGAGATTTTTGTAATAAAAATTGTGAACTTTGCACATCACCAGTTTGTGCGACAAGTTGCCGAAAAGCCGGCACTAAAACATCCTCTGTTACATTTGTTAGTCTTTGGAGATCTTCAATAAATATTTTGATATTAGGTAATAAACCTTCGGCACCAATAGAGGTCAAAGTCAAGCGCAGTGACTTGTCTAATTTTTCTTGAGCTAAAGCTGCCTCTATAGAGCTTTTGCCAAATTTTATCAATGCAAAACCTGTCGCTACTGCACCTGCATATAGACCAGCTTTTAATGCGCGTTTGCTTATAGCTACATTTTTATCAAAACCTTTTAATTCTTTTGTAGCTCTCTCAAGACCCTTTTTATCAAACTTGGTAAGAAAGTTAATTACAACATTTTGACTCAGTGCCATTAGTTACCTCTAAACTTACTACCTAAGTATTTATCTATAGCAGCCTCAATACCAGCTAAAGCTTGTGCGCCTTTTTCAGCTGTAGCTTTATAGATTACTCTTTTGCCCTTACCATCACCGGCAATTGCGCCATGAGTTTCTGACACCTTGCGGATGAACCCCTCACTTGCATTTGGGTTGCGACTTACGCGCCTTGTCTTGCCTCTACTCCTTGCAGTACCACCGCCTGTCAATTCATAAATAATTCCCGGCACCGATTTATTTACAAGGGCTAAAGCTGTGACTGAGAATTTAGTGCCTTTAACTCTTTGCACTTTTACCTTTGCGCTAGTAATTGAAATGCCGGCGATAGCATCCGCTTGTGACCATTGCCATCTTGACTCATTTGTTTTGCCATAAGTACGGCCTCTATGAACTTGGTCAAAAGCCCATCCCCATGTAGGTGGATAGTAAGGCTTAGTATCTCTCCAACCGGGAAACACCTCAGCCGGTATAAAACTTTTAGCTAATTTTTCTACAGGCTTTATTTGTTTGCGCAATTCTTTCTTGAATATTTTTTGTGTGGCAGGGTCAATGTCTTCCATTTTTTTCATAA